TAATTTACTAATTGTTTCATTGATTTCATCAATATCATAAGAACCTTCATCAAATTTTCCTTCCAAACCTACTACTATAACTCTCTAAGTAGAGAATGCAGAAGCAGCAAAATCTGTATTAAAAGTAATATCACCAAAAATAGTATCTGCATTATCAAAAACATAGCGTACACCAGTTTTTGCAATTAAATTCTATCTTCTAGCGAATAACATACAAATCTATTCTGGATAAGAATATTCATGAGTACCTACTTCTTTTAAAGCATCTGGTGTGCTAGCGTCATCATTATCAAAAATGCCAGTATTAAGCTCGTCTTCATCATCTTCATCATCGCAATCATAGTTAGTACCTACATTTACAATGCCTTCAGTAAAGACATAAGCCTTAAAACCTTCTTCTTCGCCTATACCATTTGCATCTAAAGGATAAACGTCGCGAAGTTCAAGAGCACCTTTTAAGATTGAACTAGCAGAAATCTTTCTTTGAGACTCATATGTCTCTTCTTTCTTTTCAATACGGTAAAAAGTTACATCAGCAACTTCTTTTATACCATATCTTTCAAAAAGGTTTTGAGTAGCCATTCTTTCTTAACCTCCTTAATTATCTTTGGAGCTTTCACCCCAGTATTTTGGTTTCATTTTCTAAGAATCAGCACCAGCACATAGCATTTGAATATCCTAATCCCATTTTTCTTTTAGCTAATGTCTGTGTAACTAATTATAAAAAGAAAATAATGTGCAATTATAAATATCTATTCCAAAGACAGCCGCTATTTCAAGCAAATCTAATAAAGACTACCCCTCGTTGTCTTTCTAAGACTATTTCTTTTTAACGGCAGCAACTTTTTCTCTTAAAAGTCGCATTTTTTTCTAACCAGGAGTTTCATTTTCTGGCGGCGGCTCTTTAATTTTTCTTTTATTCTAAATTCTAAGTATATCCTAGAAATCTCTAAAATTTTTAGAAGTTAAGAGTCGACGCTCTTCTGGCTTGCCTATTAGTATAGAATTTATTTTTGGAAGTATTAAAACTTCTTCCTTTATAAAAGTAGAAAAAGCAGACTAAAGTTCTAATAAAAACATATCACTATTCTCCGCACTCTTAATTAAATAAGTAAGAGGATCAATCTCTTCTATTGGAACTTCTTTGCCAGTTTTCTATTTTATCAAATTTAATATTTCTGTTTCATCTAATAGTAGTAATCCTAATTTTCCATTATAAATTGTCTAATCCATCTCTATAATTTCTTTTAATTTTAATGGATATATTTTACATATACCTTTTAGCTCAGTCGGACATCCCATAAAAGCCTAAATTTTAATATTTTCAATCTAATTAGCTGAAAGCATTGATTTCAAACCTCATTGAATAACAACCCATTTCCTCTGTAAGAGTTGATAAATCAAAAGTTTCATATTTAATTTCTCCTAAACCATTAATACGTTTATCCTATAAACTTTTTCTTATTTCCGACATAATAGCAAAAGGTCGTAAATTTTCTCCTGTTATTAACCACTACTAAAATGGACAGTAAACTAAAATTAAAACACTTATATTTTCATTATCACTATTAGTTCCTACATTACCACCATCAAACAAAATAACAACTTTAGACTTATCTTTATCTGTATTTTCATCACTAATTAATAGTGGAACTACTCTTATTAATTTATTTAAAAAATGTAATCCATCAACTGCTTCTGGATGTTTATCTTTATTTAGGGGATCTAAATCAGTATTATTAAGTAACATAACTAAATTATCATTTTGAACTAATTTTTTTGCTATTTTTATTAAATTTCTTCCGTGCTCCTATCCATACTTAACTTGTGACTTTATCTCCATATAATCACCTTCCATTTAGGAAGAAATTTTCATCTTCACTAACTATAATATCTCTTGATGATACTGGTTCTTCTTCTCGTAATAATTTCTGACTAATTGAAACATAAGATACATTATCAATACTTATATTATCCTTGCCATAGATTTCCCAACCTCGTTCTTTATAATTAAAGTAAGTACCTTTTTTTAAGAAATCTCTATCAGAAGTAATAAAACCACGATTCCAATGGGGTTCTCTATATCCAACACCTTCCATTGAAAAAGTATCCTATATAAAAGAAGCCGAGGTATTGATAAACTTTACTGGAACAACTTCTAAAGTATCTCCATATTCATTAGTTATATTAATTTCTTCATCAAGACAAATACATTTAAATAACTAATAACCTTTAGTTATATTTTCTTCAACAAACAAAACTAACCAAATTTTATCATATTCGACTTCTTTAATTTTCTATTTTATATTAAGAATATCACCAGTTTTTAGAGGGGCGGCATGAGTAGACATTAAAAGATTTCCAATTAGATTACTCTCATTCCATTTATTAGGTTGTAAAGAGCAAATATCATTTCGTTGTTCTCCATTAACTCCATAAAGTCTAACCTAATATTCGGTTTTCTTTAAAAAGAGCTTATCAAATTCTTTTTCTTTTCTAGTCTTAACTCTTTCCTACTAATTATTTCCCTCTCTATTCATACGTTTTAAATAAACTTCATCAAAGTAACTCATTTTACATCAATCCTGTCAAATAAGTTCATACACTCAAAAATTGTTTTACGATAATATTTAAAAGACAAATACTTACAGGCCGCCAATTTAGCATATAAAGTATAATATTCAATTGTCTTAGAATCTTCATCGTAACCTGCTAATTCAATTAAAATAGTATCCAAATATTTTTCCCATTCGCCATCTTTTTCTCTTTCCCGAAGAAGCCCATAGAGCTTATTCTTCATTTTATCTCTATAGGCTTCCTGGATAACTTCTGTTCTTTCACTCAACGATTTCCACCAGCTAATTTTCGATAATGGAAAGGTTTCCTCTAACGAGAGCGATAATACATTCTTTCTAAATGCGCCGCCTCCTCAAAAACCTAATCTTTTAAAGTAATAAAAGTTTTTAATAAATTGGCTTGGGAAAAATCTTTTTCATCATACTAAGTTTTAATGTTCTCCCAAGAATCTACTGTACGTTTAAGCCACTCATATTTCATATAAGTAGCTATAACCTAAACTTCTTCTTGGGCCATATTGGTGTCTTTAAAAGACTGCGTCTCTTCATCAATTTCCAAACTGCAACGAGGAAATTTAAAATAAGGTAAAGCTGAATTAAGAAAAGCTCTCCAATCTTTTAAAAACCATTCTAAATCTTCTTCGGTAAAGCAATGAGACCAATCATCTTCATTAACTTTAGCTAAAAAAGCACCATAGACATCCATTAAGGTTATCATTTCAAACCTCCTTTATATTAAAGATTAGCGTCTACCCCAAGCAGACTCCTCTCTTTCTCTTCTCAATCTTTCTTCCTCTCTTTTATCAACTTCCTCAGCATCTCTCTTACGAGTAATTGATTTAAGAATATCCTGATTTGTTATATCCTTAAGGAACTAACATTTCTAAGAATCTAAATATTCTTTTTCTACTGCATACTCAATTAAATTATCTATCTGAGTATCTGGTAAATGAGATACCTTTCTTTTAAAATCATCAATAGAATACTTAGTCCACATATCTATCATATCTTGTTCACTTAATACAATAATATTTACTGGCTCTGTTACGCCGGCCGGCTCAAGTCCTAAATCAATTTTATCTTGTAAATTCTCTATATACAAAATACCAGACTCTAGCATATGTCTTACGCTATTATCCCACAAAAGTTGCTGTAAAACATCAAAAGGAACAGCCTAAGACTGACCTCTAGCAAGCCATCTACGATTAAAATTATATTCGGGCTTTCTAATAGCCACTGTTGCATTTACCATGTTTTTAAGTATAACCATTCTATTTTCCATTATTTAATTCCTCCTTTTAACTCAAAAAATGGTGAGTGAGCTTACTTTCTCACTCACCATTCTTCATTGGTAATTTATTATATTTTAATTATTTTTAATTAAGGGAAAACTGGGGTATCAGCAGTGCTACCATTAGTCTTATACTTAGTAGCAGCATCATATTCCTTCTCAAAGTTAGTAGCATACTTAGTGCTCTTAGTCTGTAAATCTGTATTTACATATACGCACCAGTCATAATGTGTAAGAATTGCAACTCCGACTCTCTGATATACTTCAATCTCGAAGCTACGATCTCTGTGCTGCCAATCATCAATCTGTGTAGAACCCTCAAATACAATCTTAACTGGCTTTGTTCTACCATTAGGGAAGATATAAGCGATAGCTGGGTTTGTAATTGTTGTTGTATTAGTTTCATCAGTATAAGACTGAGGAATTTCAACGATAGGATTTCCACGGAATGTCTTAATTCTACCATACTGAGCAATTTCATCAATATTCTTTGGATTATAAACTGGAGTAGAAACGCCAGAAGCACCAGCACCACCAATAACCCAAGGCATACCAATTGCATCAGGACCCATAGCTGCTACGAACTCAGGAGCAGCGAAAATTGTTACTCCACCAGTGCCATAAGTACCAGCAGTAATGCAAAGCTGTTGCATAATGTCAGCGTCAAAACCAGCAACAAGAGCCTTGTTAGCAGCAGGTCTTGTAGAAGCGTTTACAGCAGCAATAAGTGCTCTCTGAATTTCTCCATAAATAGCTTCCTGAAGTCCTTCAAGAAGAATTTCTGTAGATTCAGCAATATCTTCTTCGCCGCAAAGATAACGCTCAAAGTCAATGTAAGCAGCTCCACCAATAGCACGTCCTCCAACTTCGAAGGTGTTCTTATCAAGTCTGAAGCTCTCATAAACACCAGAAAGAGCAACAGCAGTAATAAACTGCTTAGCACGTCTACGACCAGTATTAATAACAAACTGAGCCTTCTGATTTAAAGGAACAGTCTTAACCTCAGCAAAAGTACCCATAAAGTCTTCTACTTGCTTAGGAAGTACTTCTGTCCAAGCTTCTTGCATGATTTCAAATAAATCAAGCTTATTTCTTCTATATGAATCATAGTCATAAGCAATCTTATGAATTTCTTCCTTAACGGCCTTATTTACGTCGTCAATGGAATATTTTGTAGGATCAGGAGTCTTTTTATAGAAAGAACATACAACCAAATCCTTAATAGCTTTAGTATCTATAGTCATAATCTATCTCCCTCCATCCATTAAGCCTGTGGCTTATTAATAAACTAAATTTTAAATGATAATGTTGTATCAGCATTAGTATAGCACTCAGTAATCTGTGCATAAACGTTACCAAGAGCATCATCTACATCTGCACCTACTACAAGCTTACCATTTGCTACATCATCTTCAATAACGTAAGCGTATACAGCTTCGCCATCTGCGAGCTTTTCTTTTACCATGTTATAGAATTCTACTGAATCCTGTGTTTCAAATACTGTGTCATCCCAAGCTACAGAGTTAGTACAAATTCTCATACCAGGCTCAACATAACCAATTCTAGGGAGATATTCTCCTGCAATCATACAGAAATTTCTACGACCAGGAGTAAACTGATTATAAATTTTTTCTGTTGAATAATTAATACCCATAGGGAATCCCTTGTCGCTCATTTCCTTATTAGGAATTGTAGCTGTTTTGTTCTACTTATCTACCATTAAGAAGGCACCGTTTTCAGCATAAATCTTTCCAGCGGCAGCCTGAGCGGGTGTCATAGGGAAGCTATCTGCAAACTTATCTTCATCAAGGAAGCACTGAGCTTCTACCATTCCAGCTCTATTGAACCAAACCTGGCTAGGCTCAATCTGGCCGAAGCCTTTACAATCAAAAAGTTGAGTTGCCATTACTTATTACCTCCATTCTTATAATTATTTAAAATTCTCTCCACTCCAGATAATCCTTTATCAGTTTCTGGAACACCACCTTTATAATAACGATCTGGCTCTGCGTTCTTACTAAAGATAGTTGGATCATTTTCAAGAGCAGCATAACCTACCTCTTTCTTAAAGTCTTCAACAGAATAATTATCCATTTCTGCCTTAAACTTTTCAACTACAGATTCAGTTAAATGCTCTGCATATTTTAAAAGGAACTCTTCCTTCTTAGCAGTCTCAACAGACTTCTTAAAGGAAACAAGCTCTTCCTTTTCATTAGTTAAGTCAGCATTTACTTTTTCTAATCCAACTTTTTCTGCTTCAAGAGCTTCATACTTTGTATTAGCTTCAGTAATAGCTGTATCTTTTT